CTATCAGCTAGAAACCAGCAGGAACGATGGCAAATTCGCACGCGGAATTCGTCCTTGAGGAGGTCCAATGCGCGACCTTTCTGCTGCTGCAAAACTGGAGAAAAACAAGCTCGCATCAGACGGTGCATGGATCATTCTGCTGGAGATCAACCTGGAAAGTGTGGACACAATTCGGATATGTAGAAACACCGAGAACATTGTGTGGAACGGCCACACCTGGACAGCTTTTTCGTTCGAACTGGACGACAGGACAGAATCCGCAATGGGAGAAATTCCATCTATCACGATCCGGGTCTCAAATGTGCTTCGTACGATCGAATACTATTTGCAGCAGGGAAACGGCGGCGTGGGCGCAGAAGTCATTGTGCGTGTAGTGCATTCCAAACACCTTGACCTGACAGAACCAGAGCTTGAGGAACACTTTGAGGTGCTACACACAAAGTCAGATGCAATGTGGGTACATTTTATCCTTGGGGCGCCGAACCCCATGCTCGGCCGGTTTCCCAGGCCCAGATACATTCCGAACTTCTGCCGGTTTGCCGCGGCCCGACAGTTCAAGGGCGAAGGATGTGGATATACCGGACCGGACACCACATGCGAGGGGACCCTGGCGGCCTGTAGGGCAAAGGGGAACTCGCAGCGATTTGGAGGCTCTCCGGGCGTGGCAACGGGGATATATGTGTAGAAAAGAAAGTGCCTAAAGTGAGCTAAAGTGCCTAAAGTGCCTAAAGTGAGCTAAAGTGCCTAAAGTTGAACTTGATGATTTGATTGGGAAGCCGTTTAAAGACGGCGGTCGTGGGCCGGAGGCGTATGACTGCTGGGGGGTTGTGCTGGAGGTATTCGCACGCTTCGGGATCGAACTCCCTGATTATAAGATTTGTGCCTTTGAAGCTGCAAAGATCAATGAACAGATCGATGCCTGCCGTAACCAGTGGGAGCCTGTCGAGCACCCGGCCACCAAAGATGCTCCCTTGCTGGTAGTCATTAGAAACGACCCGGTTTTTTGCAATCATACCGGCGTCTATGCGGGATACGGCAAATTCATTCATATTTTAAACAAGACACATGTGATTATTGACAGGCTGGATCACCCGCTCTGGAGAAAGAGAATCGAGGGCCTATATAGGTGGAGACAAACGCCTTCAACCAATGACTAATGACCAATGACTAATGACCAGGTAACAGTAATTGCCATATACAACCCGTTCAAGCCGTATGACTCGCGCACGATTACGCCTGTGGCCTTTGAGAAGGGCAAATCCGTCCAGGCCTATATTGCACCCTTTGTTGAGAGGAAAAAGGACGATACCGAGCTGATCGTTTCGCTGAACGGGCAGATCTTGGACGATCCGGCGCTGACCTTCCCCAAGCCGGGCGACTGCATTGCCCTGTGCCCCGTAGTGGCAGGCGGCGGCGGTGACGGCGGCAAAGATGTGGGCCGCACCGTGGCGATGATTGCTGTGATGATCGTAGCGATCTATGTGGGCAGCGTAGTTGGAGAAAAGGCAGCAGCAGCCGGGTGGAGCAAGTTTGCGGTGACGGCGGCCAAGGTCGGGGCGGGTGCCACCGTGGCCACAGCAGGCAATATGCTCGTTAACGCTGTGCTCCCTGCCCCCAGACCCGATCCGGCGGCCCTACCTTCTTTTGACGCCGACTTTGAGAGCTCTTCTTCGACCTACGGGTGGCAGACAGGCAACAGCGTAGCCAGCCGCGGCAAGCCCATGCCGGTGATCTATGGCACGGTGCGAGTCAAGCCGGTCCTGAAAAACCGCTACATTTCAACCGATGGCGACAAGCAGTATCTGAATGCACTCTATTCCTTTGGCTGCCACCGGGTGGACTCGATCACAAATATCAAAATTAACGGCAATGCTGTCGAAAACTACTCGGAAGTAGAATACGAAACCCGCCCCGGTGCTTACGACCAGACGCCCATCCCCTATTTCCACGCCACGTATAACGATGTGCCTCAGTGGGTAGAGCTGGACGACACCTATTTCACCGTGCAGACCCAGGGAAATGCCACCCAGGGGTTGCGGGTGGATATTTGCTGCCCGTATGGCCTGTATTATGCAAATAATGCCGGGGGGCTTTCTGAAAACTGGGTGGGGATTGAAGTTCAGTACCGAAAGGACGGCGGGGATTGGCAGGACCTTGTGGTCTCAGGCGGGATCTCTTTTGAGCAGGATTTTGTCGTCAGCAGCAGGCCCGGCTCGGCATATACTTATCCGTTTGAAGGTTACGCGTACGTGAAAAAAGAGGGTGGTTCCATCTATGTTCGGCTGCGCGTAGACGGGCAATACCCCAACGGCTCGTATGCCAGCCAGCACGACACGGGCTGGGTTGATGTCACGGACCACAACAGCTATGGACTGCGCTTGGACGGGTCCGGCACGTGGGCCGGGTCATGGGCGACGCTGGAATATACGTATAACAGATCTTTCATCAAGCTCAAACTCACAGTGTACAACAGCCTGGGCGGCGGAGCCACGAATTCGGCAGCCCGGACTTTTTCATTGCTTATGCCCCGCATCGAAGCCGCACAGAACAGCGCGGTGCGTAGATCCTTCCAGATGCACGACCTGCCGGAGGGGCAGTATGACATCCGCATTAAAAAGACCGGCTCGGGCGGCTCTGGTACCCGGTATGCGGATGCCGTGTTTCTGTCAGGCGTATCCACAATCATCTACGATGCGTTTTCGTATCCGGGTGAGCCCCTGCTCGGCATCCGGGCGCTGGCCACTGGTCAGCTTTCAGGAGATATCGAGGTGTCGGCCCTGGTGACACGCTCTACTGTGGACGTGCATGACGGCACCGAGTGGGTCACGAAACCCGCCAATCTGGTGCCCTGGCAATGCTATGACATCCTGGTGAATCAGGACTACGGCAGGGGCACGAACCACGCCCGCATGATCTACAGCGCATTCAAGGAATGGGCGGATTACAATGAGCAGCTCGGCATCACAAGCAATATCGTCTTTGACGTGGCCACGTCCGGCTGGGGCGCGATCATACAGCTATGTGAGATCGGCCGGGGCATGGTGGTACCGATGGGTACCAAGTTCACGGCCATCGTGGACAAGCCCAGCACGCCCACGCAACTTTTTACGATTGGCAACATCTATCAGGATTCCTTTCAGGAAGAATGGCCAGGCAAAAAGCAGCGAGCTAACACGATCGAGGTGACCTATTTTGATGAGGATCGGGACTACGCCCGCACGCAGATCACGGTCTATGCGGATGACTGGGCGGAAAGTGATGACCCGGACGAGCCGCTTTCCATGATTTTATATGGGTGTACCTCATATAAGCAGGCCTATGAAGCGGGCAAGTATCGGCTCCGGTGCAATAAACACCAAAACCAACTGAGCAGTTTTGATGTGGACATAGACGCCCTGGCCTGCCAGGTGGGTGACGTGATTCGCGTGCAGCACGATGTACCGCAGTGGGGCTATGGTGGCCGCGTGGTCTCTGCAACTACAAACACCGTAACGCTCGACCGTGAAGTGACCATGCAGCCGGGCACAACCTATGAGATCGAGGTGAGGCATGAAGATGATACCATTGAGACCCGAACCATTCAGGCGGTTGAGTCGGATACCACGACAGACACGCTGACCGTGACCCAGAACTGGGACAGCGTGCCGGCTCAATACGAACTTTACGCATTTGGTGAACAAAACCTGATGCACAAGCTTTTCCGCATCGCGAATATCACAAGATCGCAGGACTTCAGGCGGACCATACACGCGCTTGAATACAACGAGAGCGTGTATGATGAAGTCGTGGCGCCGACACTGAATGTCTCGGCCTTGAGCCAAGATGCCACAGCGCGCGAGATCAAGGCCAGGGAGATCTTCTCCAAGAGAAAAACAGGCGAGTTCTTCTCAACAATTGATCTGAACTGGACAGCCGATAGCGGTGCCACCTGGGCGGAGTGGAAGGTATATCTGCGGGATGTCACGGGGGGTGGCGGTTGGATTTATGTGGGATCTACCAGAAACAAGGGCTTTCTGTTAGAGCGCGATTATGTTGATGGCCACGCTTATGAAATTGCGGTTTGCGCGTTGAGCATTACTGGCGATGAGCAGGATATTGATGATGCACCCAAGACCACCGTCGTAGTGCTCGGCAAGACCGCGTCTCCGGAAAATGTAGAAAATTTCCGGGCCACGCAGAACGGAAAACATATCGATTTCACCTGGGATCACACGACAGATATTGATCGCGCAGGCTATCAGATCAGAAAAGGAAACGTATGGGAGTCTGCACGAGTAGTGAAAAACCTGGCTACCAGCAACACCTTCCGGATAGAGGCCGATAGTGACGGCACTTACAGGTTCCTGATCAAGGCCGTGGACACGTCAGGCAATTATAGTTTTTCCGCCACGTCAGCAGATATTACGATCACCGGCATTGATGACACGCTCAACGTCATCTTGAGCCAAAACGAAATCACCAAAGACGGTGGGCCGGATGGCAGTTTCACGAATTTGAAATATATCTCAGAGCTAACGGCTATTACCTTTCCGCACACGCTCGTGCCTGCGGATATCCCCGACAGGACGCCAACTGATGCGGATTTCACTGACTACATACCGAATGTTGAGACCGAGGGGGTTTACGAAACACTTGAAATAGACACCTTTAAGGTGGGCCCCACCTGGGTACGCATCCTGGAGGCCTTCACATCATCCGCCTCATCCATGACGCCGGACTGCTACCCGGACAGAACCAACATGAGCTACCCGCAGGACACCAATACAAGGGTTACCAGTGAGACCGTGGTGAGGATGTATGTTGCTTACAGGGACTCCCAGGCCGCAGCCTGGAGCGACTGGCAGGAATATCGCGGGGTAGTTCAGTATTCGTTTAGATACGTAAAAATAAGGATAGTGGTGCAACTGGACAAGGGGTTCGTGCGCTGGCTACTGACGTCCCTGGGGCTGACATTCGACGTGCCGGATATCGTGCTCGATATTCCGAATGTGACCATCCCGGCAGCCGGAAAGACGATTACCTTTACTGATTATGATGTAGATTTTTACCAAGCGCCGAAGCAATACTA